CTTCTATTCCGGTATTTCCTGCACCTGGTACATTAGTTAATTTATCTGTTACTTCTAATGTTGTTACTAATCCTGGTAAATTTTCAAATGGGGTTACTCCTCCAATTACAAATGTAGATGAATTTCTAAAATTGTTTATAAGTTTAGCACAATTGCATTTAACTACAATACAAGGTAGTTGTTATACAATTTCACAATACCCACCACCATTACCACCTGGACCTGGTGTTATAAGTTGGACCGGATATAAAGTTGAAATGGGTAAATTAAATTCAACTCAATCAATTGCACCATATGAAATTAATAATGCAGATTTTAAATTAACTAATGATGAAACAATAGGTGCAGAAAACGATTTGAAAAAAGCAGATGAAACAATTGTAGAGGTTAAACAAAAACAAGCTACAAAAGAAATATCAGATGATGAAGCAGTTATATTATTAGAATCTTCATACGAAGCAAAGGAATTAGCTACTTATAAAATTTCTACCGGTATGAATGTTAGTGTTGGTGTAGATGTTGATATTTTGAATAATATACAACAGTCTACCGAAGATGATAATATTGGAAAACGAATTGTAGCATATGCAAAAATAGCAGCATCTATTCCAGTTTTAGAAACACCTGCAACTTCAAATTATGGTGGATATGTTACTACATATTTAAATGCAGTAGGTATTAATCGTCCTGCATTTTGGTGTGCAGCAGCTGTTAGTTATTGGTTTAAACAAGCAGGAGCCCATTCACCCAATTCTGCCAGTTGTGCCAAATGGAAATCTTGGGCAATTAGAAATGGATTATGGTCATCCACTCCAGTGTATGGTGCAGCTATTATTTATTCAAATGCAGCGGGTCATCCACATCACATTGGTATAGTTGCAGACCCTAACCCAAATGCACAAGGTAGAATTACATCAATAGAAGGAAATACTACGGGTGGTGGATTTAATAGAGATGGTGTAGGGGTATTTGTAAAGAATCCAAGATTAGGAGCAATTAATGGATTTATTATCCCAAAAAAGAAATAATAAATAATTATATATAGTAAAAACACAATTTATGGATCAAAAAGAATTAATTAAGGCATTAGTGAAGGTTTTAAGAGAAGATATTAAAAAAACTCTTAAAGAAGAAATTCGCAAAGCTGTACATGAAGTTCTAAACGAACAAGTTTCAGAACCTACTCAAAAACCAAGAGTAAATGAAGATTATCAATTTAAATCAAAAGATGATGGTGGTTGGGGAACAATAGATTATTCACAACGACAAGCAGCGCCAACTAGACCTATGATATCACCTGATATGTTAGGATATGGTGATGGATTTAATGATTATATGCAACCTGAACAAGCACCAGCAAGTAATTGGGGTGGTCGTGGAGATGAAGAATATGGTTCTTATTTACAAGGACAAGAAGAAGGTGGTATTCCATTACATGTTAAGGCACAAATTGCAGCACAAAGAAATCCACAGGCAACAGCTCCTGTATTAAAAGCTTTGAATAGAGATTATTCTCAATTAGTAAAAAAATTCAATAAGGGGTAATGTAAGTGGCATTTGAATTAGAAAAATCATTTGTAATTGATACACAAGATAAATCCGTTGGTTTAGCATTGCCTATTGGTGGTGCAAATAACGGATATTTTGCTGTAAATTATACTACAAAAGATCAAATAAAATCTAATTTAAAAAACTTAATATTAACTGAGCCGGGTGAAAGAATATCAAATCCAACATTCGGTACTCCATTAAGACAATTTATATTTGAACCATATGAGGAAGGTGAGTTTGAATCAAAAATTGAAAATGTTATAACAACTGCAATATCAAAGTATTTACCTTATGTTACAATTGAATCTATTATATTTGAAAATAACAATGATAACAAAGATAAACATTTGGTAAATTTAGAATTAAAATATTCAATAAACTTTTCAGCAATTCCAACAACTGATACATTAACAATTTCATTATAAAATGGCACTTAATCCAATAGATAAAAGCTGGTCAACAAATAAAAAAGATATTAAATATGTGAATAGAGATTTCACATCTTTAAAACAGGCTTTAATTGAATTTACAAAAACATATTTCGCAAATACTAATAGTGATTTTAGTGATGCATCTCCTGGTATGATGTTTATAGAACAAGCCGCTTATGTGGGTGATGTTTTATCATACTATACCGATGCACAATTAAAAGAATCCTTTATTAACATTGCAAGTAATTATTCAAACATACTTACTCACGCACAAAACTTTGGATACGTTCCTAAGATTAGTAGACCGGCTACAACTACATTGACAGTTTATCAAACCGTTCCATCTAATAATGGTGAACCGGATTTTAATTATTGTGTTAAGATTAAAGCAGGAATGCAAATACAATCACAATCAAATTCAGGTGTTACATTTATAACAGAGGATGTGGTTGATTTTACCGATGCTAATGGTAGAACGGTTTCTGTATTAACTACCGATACAACAGGCACACCTCAACTTTATTTATTAACAAAAACAGTTAAGGCGATTAGTGCAAATGTAGTAACTGAAACTTTTCCATTGGGAACATTTACACCAAATCCAACATTTAATATTGTAGATTCTAATTTTATAAAAATAATATCGGTTACTGATAATGCAAACACTTATTATGAAGTTCCGTATTTGGCACAAGAAATGGTGTATGTAAAACAACCAAATGCATCTATATATGATTCAACATTGGCAGGTAATAGTGATGTTACACCATACACATTAAAATTAGTTAAAACCAATAGAAGGTTTACTACAAGAGTAATTGATGTTGATACCGTTCAATTAAGATTTGGTGCAGCAAGTGAGACAACGGCAGATGAAATGATTGTTCCTAATACTAAAAATGTTGGTTTGGGTTTAAACAATTCAATAAATAGATTAGATGCATCTTTTGACCCATCTAATTTCTTAAAAACATCTACATATGGTATAGCACCATCCGGTATAGGAAATACTTTAACAGTAACATATCTAAGTGGTGGTGGGATTTCATCAAATGTAAAATCTAATGATTTAAGAAAAATAACAGGTATTGATTTTGATGAAGAATTATTATCTTTTAGTAATATATCATTACCTACATATCAACAATCAAAAGCTTCAATAGCAGTAGATAATTTAATTCCTGCTACGGGTGGTAGAGGTATTGAAACATTAGATGAAATTAGAGAAAATGCAATTGCAAATTATGCATCACAAAATAGATGTGTAACAGCATCAGATTATGAGGTTAGAGCGTTATCATTAGACCCTTCATTTGGTAGTATAGCAAAAGTATATGTAGAACAAGATTCTTCAGCAGATATAACTCCTACACAAAATATATTAAGAGATCCTGCTGCTAGAGCACAATTTGTAGCATTCACAAAATCTTTGGTAGGTTTAAGCGAAGCAGATACTAAAATTGCAATAGATACATTCTTACAATCTAAAGGTACTGTTAATTCAAATAATAACCCATTTGCAATCAATATGTATACATTGGGGTACGATAGTAATGGAAATCTTACACAACTTAATGATGCAACTAAAAACAACCTTAAAACGTATTTAAACGAGTATAGATTGATTACAGATGCAGTGAATATATTAGACGGATTTATTATTAATATTGGAGTTAATTTTCAAATAACAGTTTATTCAAATTATAATAAAAGTGCAGTTGTATTAGCATGTGTACAAGCCGTAACTAATTATTTTGATATTAATAATAGAAAAATAAATCAACCTATTAATTTAAGTGAATTAGAATTAGAATTAGCAAATGTTGAAGGTGTGGCATCCGTTCCTAGTGTTGAAATAATTAATATTGCACAAGATGGATATTCTCTATATACTTATGATATAAAGGCAGCAACACAAAATAAAATTGTTTATCCTTCAATGGATCCTTCTATTTTTGAATTGAAGTTTCCTAATACGGATATTAAAGGGAGAGCATTATAATGGTATTATTTTATACCGCATCACAAGATGCAACTATATATTTACAACAACCTTACCAAAATACTGGTATAGATGAAGTATTGGAAATATCTAAAGTATATTATGGCGATACACCTGATATGAGTAGAGTATTAATTCAATTTGATAACATTGAATTACCAGATGTTCCATTTAGTGCATCTTTACAATTAAAAATAACTAAAGCAGATGAAGTTCCTGCAAGATTTAGTATTGAAGCATATCCTATTAGTGGAAGTTGGGAAATGGGTACTGGTACTCGTTTCGATAATTTAACTACTAATGGTGCAACTTGGATGTATCGAAATGGTGATAATACATCAATTAATTGGTATACAACAATGAATGGTATTACCGCATCTTATTCTCAATTTGTAACAGGTGATAGTAGTGGTTGGGGAGGTAGTTGGTATACAAGTTCAATATCAACACAATCATTTAATTATAGATTAGATGATATTAATTTAGATGTTACTCAATTCTTTGAAAGATGGGCAGATAATGAATTAGTTAATAATGGAATTATATTAAAGTTTCCAACGGCAAATGAACAAGATACCGTAGATTATGGTAGTATTAAAATATTTTCAAAAGAAACCAATACAATATATCAACCTAAATTAGTAATTACTTATTTAGAAGATGATAGTATTAGTGGAAGTTTAGTGGATATTACAGATTATATTAATAGTAGTTCATATGATGTTCAATATAGAGTGTATTCTCCAAATATTAAAACATCTTATAATGAAGGACAAAAGGTAACTATAAAAGTGGATGCTAGAGAATTGTATCCGGTAAAACAATTTAATTCTACTTTTGCATATCAGGTAAAATATTATTTACCTACAACATCATATTATTCAATTATAGATACCGTAACAAAAGAAACTATAATTCCTTATTCTGATGCAAGTAGAGTAATACAAGGTGAATTTAATAATTTGGTAAAATTAAACTTAACCAACTGGCCTATTGGTAGAAACTACACATTATTGGTAAAAACAATAGATGTTGATAACGAAGAGATTTTTGAAATAGGTTCATTTGATATTTACGAATAATGGCAATAGAAACATCATACATTAATTTTAGTGATTTAAATTCAGAATCAACAATGTCTGCTAAGTTGTATATTGACCAATATGATGCAACTCAATTAGCAAATGCTATTGATATTAAAGTTACTGAATTAATTACAGGATTACCAACTGCAAGTTTAGATTTAGTTCCAAAACCTGTATATGATGCAGAAGTATCACATAGTGCAGATTTACAATTGCAAGTAAATATTTTAACAACAGATAACGATGCATTAAAATCTAGAGTTCAATCATTATTAGCAGATAGTAGTTCTTTATATACTGATAATGATTCTTTAAGAGTTGCCGCAGCTAAGTTACAAAATACAATAGATTCGGTTCAACAAACAACATTAGAATTAAGAACTAACTTAACTACATCTTTAACTAAAGCAATTAATGAAGCAACTGAAAGAACTGCATTAGAAGCAGAGAATGCGGGTTTAACGGCTCAAAAGAATGCTTTAATTAAACAGATTGATACTTTAAACAATTTATTAGCACAAGCAAATGCAACAATACAAGTAGCACAACAACAATTAAGTGCTAAACAACAAGCAGTAGCTGCGGGTGGTGTTTCTACTGGTGAATTATCCACAATAGTTTTTTCAAATGGAGATCCTACTAAGTTAATTCAACAAGGTGTAATGATATCTCAGGATTATGGTGGTGGATATGGAAGTAATGCAAAGGCAGGTCAATTTGCAGCAAGTGGTAATCCATTTGCTAGCACATATCAAACATATTTCGATGTAGTAGCTGGACCTAAAGATATATCTGTTAATATATCATTTAAAGGTGATGTATTACAATCTCCTTGGAATTTAGGAGTATCTTTACCAGTTCAATTAAAAGCAAATCAAACTCAAAGATTTCAAATGGATTCTCCATCTGCATACTTAAATCAATTACCTGGTCAAAATGGTGGTGGATTGTTTTCACATTCATCTCCAACACAATTAAATTATACTATGACTATAACAGCTACAGATATAGACCCTAATGGTAAAATTGAAAACAAAGATTTTGTAATGAGAATATATAATCATAACTAATTATGGCAATAAACGATTTCCAAAATATTGAAAATATTAATCTTAATTTAGATTCAACAGCACAATTAATTGCATCTAAAGATTTAACGATATTCAAAACAGGCGCGAAAAATATCACTGATTTTGGAATGTCTAATAATGATGTTATTGAATTTAGAATATATGATATTTCGAACAACTTATTACAACAAACAGGTGGTAATAATGTAAGATATATTCATAAAGATGATTTATCAAAATATCTATTAAGTACAACTGACCCTATTACACAAGAATTGATTTATAATATTGATGTTGAAAAATTAATTTATGAAGCAGGCTATGGTAATGGACAATTTAAAGTTTCATTTAATTTTTTAAAAAATTATTTAGGAAATGAGGATAAGAAACAAAGAGTATGGATACATGAAGTTTCACCTAGTAGAACTGAAATTAGAATAATGCCTTTATTGGGAAATGATGAAATTTTGAATCAAAAAATTACAAATAGATACAATTCTTTTTTAGATAAAGCAAATGAATTAAGAGAAGTTATTACTAATATAGAAAATACAATAGATTCAATTGAATTACAAATTAGTGATTTAATTGATAACTATTTTATTTCAACTCATGGTAAAGTGTGGTTAGATAAAGTTATAGCTGATTATAAATTTAATCATCTATCTTATACTTCATTTAAAACAAAAGTATTTAGTGATT